AATATGTTCTATAATTGTACATCATTAACAACAGCACCTGACCTGCCTGCAACAACATTAGCAGAAAGCTGTTATCGAAATATGTTCAATGGCTGTACAAGTCTAGCAACAGCACCTGACCTGCCTGCAACAACATTAGCAAAAAGTTGTTATGATAGTATGTTCTATAATTGTACATCATTAACAACAGCACCTGTATTAAGTGCTACAACATTGACACAATCTTGTTATTATGGTATGTTCAGTAGTTGTACAAGTCTAACAACAGCACCAGACCTTCCAGCTACAACATTGGCAAGTGGATGTTATAGTGGTATGTTCCAAGCTTGTAGTGGTCTAACAACAGCACCAGCCCTTCCAGCTACAACATTGGCAAGTGGATGTTATAAGACTATGTTCAGCAATTGTACATCATTAAATTCAATTACTTGTTTGGCAACAGATAAATCAGCAAGCAACTGTACAAGCAATTGGGTAAGTGGCGTTGCAGCAAGTGGAACATTTACCAAGGATGCTAATATGAGTAGTTGGACTACTGGAAAAAGTGGTATTCCAAGTGGATGGACAGTTCAAGATTATACTGAATAGTTAGATTATACAAAAAAAGTTCACTTAAGGACTTACTTTAGGTGAACTTTTGAAAAATTGTAAATAATTATATTATATAAATCTAATACAAATGGAAAAAGAAATTAGAAATATAAGCAATTACATTAAGCGTTCAGATGATACTTCAAGACTGGTAGAAGGTACTGCTATTGTATTCAACAGCGATTCTCAAGATATGGGATTTATTGAACGTATAATGCCATCAGCAATTGATGAAGATACAATCAAGAGAAGTGATGTATTCGTTTATCTCAATCACGACCCAAACAGAGGTGTACTAGCACGTTCAAGATACGGAAAAGGTAGTCTTCAGCTTGACCTTCAAGAAGATGGTCTCCACTATAGATTTGAAGCACCACAGACACCACTAGGTGATGAGTTGCTATCATACTTGGAGAGAGGTGAGATATATACATCAAGTTTTGCTTTCTCTCTTCCAAAAGAAGGTGGCGACAGGTGGTACAGAAGTGAAGATGGAACTCTACACAGGGACATTTTGAAGATTGATAGATTGTATGATTGCTCCCCAGTATTTGAACCAGCATATCTTGCAACATCAGTTTCAAGAAGGAAATTAGATGAAATCACAGAAATTGAGGAAAAACTGGAAGCCTTAAGAAAAGAAATTGAGGAACTATAAAGATTTTTTCAAAATAACGTGATATTTATTTTAAAATATGTCCTAGTATGAATAAGGAAGAACTTAAAACACGTGCTTTCGAGATAATTGATTTGGCGAAGAAAGAGCTTCGTGATTTAACAGAAGACGAACAAGCTGAAATCGATTTAATTAAGGAAGACATTGGAAATCTTCAAGAAGAAGTAGAAGAAAAACCAGAGGAAGAAATTGAAACCAAATCTGAGGAAGAACCAGTTAAAGAGGAAGAGCCAAAAGAAGAGGAAGTAGATGAGCCAAAGGTAGAAGAGAAAAATAAAGATAATAATATTGCTAATATTAGTAAAAAAATGAACAAAGAATTTAGATTAGTTAAGGCTATCAGAGACGTTGCTAATAACCGTTCTCTTGATGAAGTAACAAAGGCAGTTGCCAATTGTGGCGCTGAGGAAATGAGAAAGTCAGGTCTTAGTTTTGGAGGTCAAATTCAGCTTCCTTTAGAAAGTCGTACAATCACTGTAGCTGGTGAGCACGATGACATTATTGAGACCGAATTCACTAACATTCTTGAGCCATTGAGAGCAAAGAACGTACTTGTTGGTGCAGGTGCTAAGTATCTTGGTAACTTGGTTGGTGATGTACAGGTTCCTATTATGTCAGCTACTAACGTAGGTTGGGCTGGTGAGGTTGCTGATGCAGCTAGTGGTGACCCTTCATTCTCACACGTTGTTTTGCAGCCAAAACGTTTGACAGCATATGTTGACTTGAGTAAGCAGTTTATCGCACAGGATTCTCTTGCAGCAGAAGCTCTTATTCGTGAGGACTTGGTAAAGGCTATCAACGCAAAGCTTGAGGAAACTATCCTTGGTGCTGGTAGTGGTTCAACAACTGAACCAGAGGGTATGTTCCACGCTATTTCAGCTACTTCTGTAAGTGGTTTTGCTGATGTATGTGATAAGGAAGCAGAGCTTGAGGATGCAAATGTATATGGTGAGAAAGTATATGTAATGTCTAACAAGGCAAAGGCAGCTTTCCGTGTAATGCCTAAGTCTACCAAGTCTACACAGCTTGTAATGGAGAATGGTGAGATTGACGGCACAAAGGCTTTCAACACTTCAGTAATTGATGGTAAGAAATATCTCTACGGAGACTTCTCTAACCTTGCTATTGGTCAGTGGGGTGCTATTGACCTTACAGTTGACCCTTACACACTTGCTAGAAGTGGTCAGATTCGTCTTGTGGTTAACGCATACTTCGATGCTAAGATTTTGAGACCAAGTGCATTCACTGCTGGTGAAATTGCCTAAATAACATAAACAAAGGGGATAGCCTTTATCCCCTTTTATTTTAAAACAGTATCAATATGTACATATATTTGGAAGATTGCAAAAAGCATTTAAACGTGGATAAAGACTTTCTGGATGATGATATGTATATTGCAAGTCTTATACAGGTTGCTGAGGATGTGGTTGAAAAGGATATTGATACTAGACTTAGTGACTTGGAAGATGAAGATGGTGACATACCAAGCCCACTTAAGCAAGCAATGTTGTTGCTGATTGGTAATTTCTACGCAAATCGTGAAAGTGTCGCATACGCAAATATGGTTAAAGTTCCTTACAGCTATCAATATTTGATAGACCTTTATAAAAACTATAGAGGAAGAAATCTCAAGAAAGATAGATGGCTCTGGTGCAAACTCCAACACAACAAGAAGGTTAACCCAGAAAACGATGCAGAAAATAATGATGTTGATGATGATGAGCAAGGATGAGAGCAGGACTTTTAACCAGACCAATAACTATACTTACACCAGAGACCACCATTAATGAATTTGGTGAGCAGGTGCAAGAGTATAAGCTAAAGTATAAGACACGTGCTAGGGTACTGCACGATAGCGGTAGCAGAGACATTATGAATGGTGAAATCTTTTATCCGTATAGAAAATCCTTCGATGTGAGGAGTTATGTCCCAGTAAATGAATTTGACATAATTGAGTTCGAGGATAAGAGGTACAGGATAATCACTATAGATAATAGAATCGAGCATACCAACGATAAGGTAATTGTAACAGAATTAATCAATAACTAATGGTAGAGTTTATTACGACAAAGTTCGATGATGGCGGCTTCAGATATTTCCTACAGAATGTAAAGGGTAGCAAGCTTAAGACAGCCTTGAAAAGTGGAGTAAGGAAAAGCCTGGGAATTGTTAAGAAGCAAGCTGTAAGCAACTTAAAGCAAATATCTTTTAAGAATGGTGGCAAGCTTAATACCAGTGAAAAAGTCTTATTTAAAAACAAGTACGGCACACCTTATATCGTAGCACCATTTTCAAAGGGAGTTGTAATCAAACTTAAAAAAGATGGTTCAGCTGGTAGAGTTGAAATTATCACGAAAGATACTGACAAAAACTGGAATCCAATCTTGAAAATGATGGAAGCTAGCCAGGGTGAACGTCAAACATCTGGTAATTCTCACACTGGAAGAAAACAAGGTCGTAAGGCACACAGTACTGGTAGTATCGCACACACATTCTTTACCACAGCAGTACAGTCTACCAAGAGCGAGGTACAGAGGTCATTACAGAAGAACCTTGAGGATGCAATAATGAGAGCAAAGGAGAAATTCAATAAGAAATGAAAGAGACTTCAATCAGTGTAAATAAACACATATATAACCTTCTCATTAATGATGAAATTCTTAATGGACTGGTTGACAAGAAGATATATCCACTTGTTGCTGAGGAAAGTGTAACCTATCCTTTTATCATCTTCACCAAGGAGTCTGCAATGGGCAACTATACCAAAGACCTGTTGATGTACGATACAGTAACCATCAGTGTTGCTATTGCAGCTACCAACTACATTCAGACTGTCGATATAGCTGAGAGAGTTAGACAGATACTGGAGAATAGAAGGGATGATTATTTCTACAATATACTTTTCGATGAGGTGACAGAAGATTATGTGGAAGATGCATATATACAGCAACTGAAATTTTCAGCAAAAATTAATACAAAATAATTATTTATAAAACTAGTTTTATATATGGCTAATATAATGGGTGAACAGATACAGTTGTTCCTTAGCGGTGCTACACTTGCTTGTGCAACATCTTGCAGTGTTAATATCAGTGCCGATGACATTGATGTCAGCTGTAAAGACAGCGCAGGATTCAACTCAACAATTCCAGGTCGTATTACCTGGACAGCTCAGTCTGATAACTTATTCGTTATCGGTGACTACCAGAAGCTCGTAGATGCAATGCTTAATAAGACAGTTCTTACTCTTGCATTCTCAACAGTTGGTAACTGGGCAGATAGAACAGCTCCAGACTCAGATGGTCACGTTGTACCAACTGGTGGATGGACATCAGCAAATGATGGTTATACAGGACAGGTAACTGTATCTAGTATCGACCTCAACGCTGATAATGGTTCTGTTGCAACATACAGTGTGACATTTAACGGTCACGGTGCTCTTGCAAAACAGACACCATAATAAAATAATAAGTGTTTCCAAATTCAATTACAGGTGATATCCAGAAATGGGTGTCACCTTTTTTTCTTATTTTATTGTATTTTCGAATTTTAAAAACTATTTATTTGAAAAATACTATAAAATTATGGATATAACAATCAATGGAAAAAACGTTACACTTAAGAAAACTTTTCGAAGTGTTATCGCCTACGAACAGGCAATGGGAAAATCATTCAACCCTCAGACAATTACAGAGACTGTAATGTATTTTTACTGCGTGATAATAGCTAGTGACCAGAGTGTGGAAATAACATTTGATGAATTCTTAAACTGGCTAGATGATAATCCTACAGCCATCAAGGACTTCACAGACTGGTTAATTAAACAGGCTGAGATGGAGAGCAAACTAGCAAAAAAAAAGAGCACAAAGGCAAAGTAGAAAAAGAAGTAAGCTATACTGAATTACTACAGTTGGTAGTGGTACAATATGGTATCGTACAGATGGACTATTTTCTTGATAAGATGAAACCTTATGAGCTGTCTATTATCTGTGATTCATTACACTTACGTACCAAAGACAGCTGGGAGCAAGCTAGGATGGTAGCATATATGACGGCACAGGTAAACAGCAAGAAAAAATTGAAGCCATCAGATATAATTCAATTTGCCTGGGAGAATAAAGCATCTCAGCATCAGCAGAAAGATAATACACCTATTACACAAGAAGACTTTGAGCAGATAAAAGCGATGGCACTAGAACGTGAAAAATTATTTAAAGAAAAAGGAATCATATAATGGCTAATAATCAATTAAAGGAAGAGCTTATTTTATCAACCCAACACTTTGACCAGAAGATAGATGATGTTATCAAGAAGGTCAATAAACTTCAAGCACAAGGTAACAAAGTAGGAGGTGGCTTTAACAAGTCGATGAGTTCGATGATTCAGAAAGCCACTGGTTTTAATGGTTCAATGACATCACTTGTTGGAGTCGTTGGAAAGTTCGCTGGTGGTATTGGTCTTGCAATGACAGCAACTGAAGCTTTCAATAAAACCATTCACAGCAGCCAGACACTTGAAGATGAATTTGGAAGGATTCAAGAGTCAGTTACCAGTGTTGTTGATAATTTCTTCACATCACTTGCAAACGGTGATTTCTCTCCATTCTTAAATGGTATAGATTCTCTCATCAATAAAGCAAGAGACGCATACGATGCAATGGATGACCTTTGGAATATGTCCCAGTCATTCGGTGTTCAAAATGCAAAGCAGAACAACCAGTTCCAAAAGAATTTGCTTGAAATCAGAAAATTGAAGGGTAGCAAAAACCCAGAAGACCAAAAGAGGATGAAGCAGCTTATTGCTGCAAATGAAGCTATAATAAAGTCACAAACAAGTGGCGCAAACAAACTATACGACCAATCTATTAAGGCATTACAGAAACAACTTCTTCGTGATACAGGAATGTCCACAAAGATAAGTGGAGACCTTCTTGGTAAGATTCTATCCTCTGATATTAATGGTGGTCAAGCTGCACGTAACAAGTATGCTAGTGATTACCAAAAATATCTTGATGAGCGAAAGAAACTTGATTTGAAATACGAGAAAAACCAAAGGAATGGTGGTATGGGTAAATATGGTGTGAACTATAGGAATGAGTCCCTAGCACTTGAAAAGAAATATGGTGAAGCGATTTATGCAAACTTACTCTTAGTTAGGTATTCTGATGAAGAACTTGAAGCAGTAAATAATACTTACAAACAAGGATTGTCATACCAACAGCAAGCAATATCAAATCAATCCAAACTATTAAGATATACCAAAGAAACTGTAAAAGCAGCTGGTGGCGGTGGTGGTAAAACTGGTAGCGGAGGAAAAAACACAAAGAAGGAATATGCAACAGGTACTCTTGGCTACTACGAGTCACAAATAAGTGGCTTAAATGACCAATTGAAGGGTGCAACTAACGCAAAAGACTATAAAGCTATACAGCAGCAAATAGGACAGTATAAGGCTGCAATGAATGACATATCAGCAGACTTTATGAGTTCAATCTTTGGAGACAAGGCAAACTTTGCTGGCTCTGCAATCGAACAAGGCTTAAAGGAACTACAAGATATAATGGATAAGCACCCATTACACGTTGACGTTAAGACAGACCTTCCAAAAGTAAAAGCATCATTAGAAGATATTACAAGTGTAATAGCAGAGCTAGGTAGCTCAATTAGTGGACTTGGTGCTGCATTTGAAGACCCTGCACTAGAAGTTGCTGGAGTTATGGCACAGGCTATAGCAACTATCATATTGGGTTACGCAGAAGCTTCCAAATTAGCAGGAACATTAGGTCCTTGGGCTTGGATAGGATTCAGCGCAATAGCACTTGGTCAACTTACAGCTATTATTGGTACAGTTAAATCACTTGGAGCATTCGCAAATGGTGGTATTGTTGGCGGTTCATCTTATGCTGGAGATAGACTTTATGCAAGAGTCAACAGCGGCGAAATGATATTAAATTCTCAGCAACAATCACATCTCTTCAATATGATAAACAATGGTGGAGGTGGTGTAGCTTCAACTGGTGAGGTTCAGTTCGTTATCAAGGGCAGTGACCTGTATGGTACACTTAAAAATTACAACAGCAAAATGGGAAAAGTTAGATAATGAGGTACATTGGTAATTTTTTTAATTTAAAAAACGAGAGGTATACAGTAGAAATCATTACAAATCATACAAGTGGTGCAACGAGGTACATTGACCTTGGTGTACCACCTTTTGTGACAACGATGGAAGAAAGTGATGATAATCTATTCAAACCAGCCAGATATCAATCGGCTACTGTTAAGGTGGTCACTTCAGCATCAACTGACTATAAGTTCGATGTTTATGCAAAAGCACCAAATGCAACAGTTGTAAAGTTATACGACAACAACGACGAGGTTAAATGGTGTGGTTTTGCCACTCCAAACCTGTATAATATTGGGTTCAATTCAGAGCACGAGGAACTTGAAATTGAATGTATTGATGGCTTATCAATGCTCCAGTATTACAAGTATTCAACTGACCAAAAGGATATACGTAGTTTTGCTGATATACTGCTTACAAACATATTACCAAAATGTGAAGTATATAAGAATTTGTATGTGGAGAGAGGTATTGAAAGGTATAGACAGTCTCCAGCAGACCCATTTACTCCTATCTTGAATGACCTGTATATATCAGAGATGAATTTCTTTGATGAAAAGTCTGAGGGACAGACCGATAAAGATGTCGCTTGGACTTGTCAAGAGGTATTGGAGCAAATATGCCAGTATATTGGTGTTACCATCCTTGCAGACGGTGAAGACTTGTATATGCTTTGTCTTGGTCACGGTTTTTTACATTTATTTGACAAATATGAGATAGGTAGCACTGGACATACAGGTGTTACAATAACAGCTCAGTATCACACGGTACAGGGTGATGATTATATGGCAACTGATAATAATCTATCAATGTTATCTACATTTAACAAGGTATCTGTGGTTGATAAGTTCTACACATATGATAGTATTATACCTAGTCTATACGATGACCTGGAGAATATAACAGCAAGCGCAGATACTGACATACAAACAGCAGAATATGCTTCATATGGTATGTATGGTGAAATAGTAGAATCAAAGACAGGTAATGCGGAAACTGACCAAAATAGCAGAATGATTGCACTGGTAGACAAGATATATAATGACCAGGATGATGAATATACAACACCTAATGCTATATTTGTAAAGTACTTTAAGAGTCCTTATTTCAAGACATATAATTACAGTCAGTATAATAGCGGTAACACAACATATAACTACACCGATACCAAATTATATAAAGGTGGATTGATAGCTAAGTTCGATGTAAAGAAACTTGAGCACGATGTTAAGAAAAATATCCTAATCATTGACAACAAACCTGTCTTAAAAATGTCACTTGATAAATGGCTTGCAGCAAATGATATTTCAAGCATATCATTTTCAAATTACCTGCTTATGCTAAATCCAAATGCTGGTCATATACCAAATGAACAAGCTGAAGATTATCCATTCTTGGAAACAACATTGGAGAATTATCCAAGGCTCTTCGGAGGTGAAAACAACTATTTAGTAATAACAGGTAGTTATATATGGCATCCTTGGTTAACTGACCCTTATCCAATTCCAACTGGAGAAGATTATGACCTCTCTGAAGGTAGATATTATATGCTTGAGGAAGACTGTTATATGTTAGCAAAACTCCAGTGGGGTGATAACTATTGGAATGGTAGCGTCTGGACAGCTACAGATACAACATTCGAACTGCCGTATATAAGAATTGAAACAACTAATGAAGAAAGAAGGGCTGATGGCACAGTATTACAAAATATGAACTTTAGAAATACTGTTAGTTGGAGAGTTGGAACAGACGAAAAGGGATATTGCATACCTGTCCCAATAGTAATGACAGGTGTACCAAAGCTCACACTTTATAAGCCGATTGACCCTAACTATCGTAGCTATAAAACAGCCGAATGGAAAGGACAGTGGTATAAGCACTATAGAGTATTCTTGAAGGATTTAGACATTAAAGCAGTCATTGGAGACCCAACGTATTCAGATGTTAATGACACAGATACCAAGTTCGAAGCGGTGTTAAATGCTGGCGATGATTCTGTAAATGAAATGGAAGAGGTTGAATTCAAGATATGTACAAATGACAATAAGAACCCAAATTACAGTGCAGTATGCTATAAGGACATTTATGGTAATTTCCAGTATGTAGATAAAATGACCTACGGATTTGGACCTTTTAAGTCAGAGGAGTTACTCATTAAGAAATTCTGTGAACAGTACGAAAACCCAATGATAAAGTTACAGCTCAACCTTGATGATGTATTCAAGCCTTACCAGGTATTTAAATGTAACTGGGTGGGTTCGTCAAAGTTATTTGTGGTGGATGCTCAGTCAAAAGATTATTACAATAATACAACAACAATAACACTAGTAGAAAGAAATCAAGAATGGTAGACGTAATCAAATATAATGTATCAAGAGATGGTGGTAAAATAGTAAGTGTCGGTGGTGGCACTTACTACAACCAAGGAGAAAATTCAAGTGGCACAACCCCATCTGAAGACATAAAACAACTGTGGAAAAATTCAGTTGGCAGCAACTCACTTATACCAGCTGATTCTTCCAACGTAGCAGAAGGTAGTAATTCTGTAGCAGTAGGTGTTGCTACCACAACAACAAGTGATGGAGAACTAGCTTGTGGTACATATAATGATTCACACGAATGTACAATATTTTCAGTAGGCGATGGTGATGGAAGTAATGAAAGGCATAATGCATTTGAAGTATGCTCTACTGGTATAACAACAACCAATGCAGTACTCAGTGGAAATATACAAGCAAACCACGCTATATTCAACAGCGAAAAGGTTAATGGATTACTGGATGCTAACCAGCTTCAAGCAGTAAGCGCATACGTGCAAACATTGCTCTCTGACCAGATAACAACTGACTACCTTACAGTTACTAAGGCAGCACACTTTTTCAAGCTCATAATCGATGAAATCAAGGCTACCCAGGGACAAGTAATCATCACACCAGCAAATGCAAAGTTGGATAAGGTAGAAAATATAAGTGGTGGATGGAGATGCTACTTCCGTTCAAAAGATGCACACGGACAGGAAATAAGTAATTCATTTGAGGTAAATGACCAAGTTGTATGTCAAACTTTTAACGCTGCAACTGGAGTTTCTTATAACGTATCAAATAGGTACTATTGGAGACTAATTACAGCCACTGGAAGCACTTCAACCGTCATCAGTGGAGAAACTGTAGATGCACATTATTTTGACCTCTCAGCAAGCGATTGTGACTTATCTTCAATGACACCATCAGTAGGTGATGAATGCGTACAGCTGGGTAATAGAACAGATACCACACGACAAGCAGCAATTATCATCAGTGCATATAATTCAGAGTTCCTTGATAAAGGCTTACACGCACCTTCAATAGTTCAGTATGCTGGCATAAATAACTACGACCTGTCAACTCACAGATTGAATGTAATAAGTAATGGTCTTAACCAGTTTAAAGGCTCGTATAACAACAATAGTGGTAAGAATATTGAAACTATCATAACAGAGACTGCAACCACGTTAAATGGCGAAATAACAACACTTAGCGGCACTGTAACTAGTCATACTCAGAGTATATCACAGTTAGAGCAAACTGATAGCAGCTTATCATCAAGAATATCAGCTAATACCACTTCAATTGGTACGCTCAATAATAATGTGGGTACAATAAGCGGCAATGTTCAGACTAATACAACCAACATATCAACATTACAGCAAACAGCACAAGGTCTTACTAGCACTGTAGAATCACAGTCTCAGTCTATAACAAACTTGAATAATAGTGTAACAAATCTTAACAGTAGTGTAACAACAAATACACAAAATATTTCAAGCCTACAACAGACAGCACAAGGTCTTACAAGTACTGTATCAAGTCATACACAAAGCATATCAACCATTAGTGGTGATGTATCAACTATTGAAAGCGATTATGTTACATCTACTCAGCTAAATCAGACAGCAAGTAGCATTACGCTTAACGTATATGACCAGGTAGGTGATGACCTTAGCGAGACAGGTATCGACATTGAAAATCACAAAATTAATCTGAAAGCAGAAACTGTTAACGTACAAGGTAATGCTGGTGCAAATACCTACATTGTGTTGGGTACACAGTATACATACCCTTACGCTACAATATTACCACAGTTAGCAAACTGGTTCAACAGCTATTATAATACATTACAGCTAGGTGCTGGTAGTAATGGTGGTTTTGCGGAATTTAACAATTCAAACTCATCAACATCTATAGACCCAGATACTGTTAATGTACACAAAGGTGGTACAACTGGTAGCCATTTTGCTGAAATTGGACTGGACTCATCTAATAACCCTTATATATCAATTAAGAGAGCTGGTACGGAGCTATATCTGAAGATAGATTCGAACGGTAAAATACGAATAGGCGCTAAAAAGAATGGCACATTAGGACTCAGTGCTTGGCCTAAGGAGTCAGAGGTAAGTAATGGTGAGATATTCATTAATGGTAATGATTGTCTAGAGATTAAAAATGTATAAAAATGTGGGAATCAATACCCACATTTTTTCTAATTAAAAT